CGTTAACATATACCTCTGAGCCTTCTCAGGGGGATGATGCTGCACACTGTCGTAATCCTTTTGGATAACTTTAGGGTCTATGATGAGCTTGTGCTGGTTCATTACAGGCTCTAGTGTATCAATTATACGTAGTTCTTTCTGCTTACTGTGTCGTACTTCTTCTACCGTCACTGGGTATGTCTTTTTCAGGAATGGCTTCAGTAGTTCCGTAAACATACCGTCACCAAAGTTACTCTCAATGAGAACCATGTTAACTTTATGTTCCTTCGCTATGTTAGATAACTTCTGTAGCGTAACTTCATCATATCCACCTTGGATACCTGAACAATCCGCTACGTATAAGTAACCATTTAACATCTTCACTACTGCATAAGCTGTTTCATCCTGACCTCTACCCGAAGGGTCAATAACAAGCACCGAACCATCGTAGTCTATATAATCGCCTACAATTGATTCTGGGGCGTAGTATTTGTCACCCGCTAGTCCTACATTGGGTAACTCCTTAATCTCCTTGAAAACGCCATATACGAGCTTCTCTGGTGCTTTGTCGTTGTCTATCGACATCACCATTAAGTCAGACAACTTCAATGGGTAACGATCCATGTCAGATAGGCTAGTATCCAGCATGAATTGTAAAGCGAACCCTGAACGTCCGTAAGATAGCTCACGTTCGAGTAAGTCATCATCATCAAATCGCTTAGGATCGACAGGATTGCCGTCTAAGGGACTCTCTGCTTCGTGCATAGCATCCCATAGGGTAGGTGCTAAACGGCTGCCATACGACTTCTCTGCGCCTTCTATGGAGGGGTAACGTGCTGTCCAGACTCTCATCTGATAACCACGCTCTGTGAGTGTATTATAAAGACTCATTTCGCATTGTGGTGTTCCCAGATAAAGTATCTTACCGTCAGGTTTGAGAACAGCGTCAAACTCCTTAACGGCTTCGCCTAATTTCTCGCGCATCATCTGTGTCATCGAGTTGTTTGGTACTTCGATGTCATCTGCAATGATGATGTCCGCCCGACTGCCCGTAAGCTGACCAGTGATACCTACTGACTTAACAGAGGGGCTACCACTAGCCAGCGCGGGTCTTACATCAAACGCGATCTTGCTCCACCTTTGCTCACTTGTTGCAATGAGATGTTGGCATATTGGGAGTTCAAGAATCAGACGCTGAGTGAATGTCGAAAAATCGTCAGCTCTTTGTTTTGATGCTGACACTACCATGAACTTCTTTTGTGGATCGAGTAGAAGTTGGTGTACGACAAATGCTGCTGTGATGTAAGATTTACCTACACCACGAAACGCTTCAATAATTGCTCTTCGAGGGCAGTTCTGTATGTAGTCTGCCATATCATATTGGACGGGAGTTGGATCAGGCAAGTTAAGGTGCTTCCAAACGATATACATAAAGTTACGGAAGTCTTTTAACTGGTCTGGTAACTTATCCATTACGACTCCTGTTCTTCTTCTTACTTTGTATCCGTAAGTTAGAAGTTGATTTGTTGTTAGGGTTTCTGTCTTTATGGTCTACGTCTTTACCAGCAACAGCAGCAGCACCCCTCTCCTTAATCATTAATGCTCTTGATGAGTTTCGCGCTGCTCTTCTTTTCTTTTGTGTGGGTTTGCTGTGGTAATTTTTGTATTCTGATTTGTAATCTCTACTCAATGTGACATCTCCTCAAACGGTAATGCCTCCAATAAGTTAGCCATAGGAGACTCTGACGTTACAACCTCGTGAACAGCTCCGTTATCCTTAAGGAACTTAGTCGCAACTGACAATTCTGATGCAGTTGCTTCACCTGATTTAACTTTTTGTAATAAATCTCTTGCTACACTATCGTGTAATTCGTCTAATATTTTAGTATCCATTAATAACTCCAAACTACGGGGAAAGAATCTCTAAGATCAACATGAATAAACGTTTTAGCAACGCCTATGCCGTTAAAGCCAAGTTTAATAGCTTCCTCAATGATCTTATACTTCTGTACTCCGTTAACTACTTGTATGTCGGCAGCTATGCCTTGTGCATGAGTGCCAGCTCTGGTTTTCTTAGCCTCGATAGGGTGTCCTTCAGGGTCTCGATAACCACTTGTAATATTAAAAGGGAAGCCACAAGCTTCACGAAGAGCATCAAGTTTTATCAAGAAATCTTCATTCATCTCGTTGTTACCTGTGTGACTGCAATCGAACTCACTAATGTCGAAATATTTCATCCCTTCATTACCTTTGCAATCTTTTCGCCACTACGCCCTACTACGTAACCACCTAAGCCTAGTTGTAGTAACGACCATGCCTCATCTCGAAGCGGTGTAGCGAAGAACCCGAAGGTATCGCCTACAGCGAGTGCAAGGAAGGTTAACATTGTAATAGGTCTCCACGCAGCTACGATAAAGTGTTCACTTTTGGCTTCTGCTGCAACGATCTTTTGTTGCCCTTCGATGCGAGAAGTCTCATAGTCGAAAACACGCTGCATGGCAGCGGCTTGGACATCGAGCAGATGCCCTTTTGCTTTTAGTCGTTCATCATCACTAGTGTGTAGCTTGTCCACTAGCTCTGCGGCTGGTTTAAAGATACCAGCAATCAAATCTGTTACGCCTAACATACTACACTCCTACTAATTTTAAGAAGTTTCCTAGTCCCATAGATTGTCCTGCAATGACTATCGCAGCACCAACAGCGATCCACTTTATTTGCATGAGCGATTTATTAATATTATTTAGCTCTACTTTTAGGTCTGCTGTTTGTTGGTTGAGTCGAGTTAGTTGTTCAGAGTGAGAATCTACACGCCACTCTAAGCGGTCAACCCTTGGTTTTAGTTCTTCCATTGTTTATCCTTTATGCTGCTATTTCGATTAAGGTAAAAGTTGTTAAACCGTCCCGACCATAATAACCATCTACACCGTAGTTTTGTTTCATGTATATTTGATAGTCAACTTGATTGGTTGTGTTTGGTGTGTCTATAAGACCCATGTATAAGGGGGTTGTTCCAGTATCTTGTATTTTAGTCACACAAAGCCCTGATGTGTTACCCGCCAAGTTAATAGAATCATCTCTATAAATAGTATAAAAAGTTTCACCGCCTCCACTACCGTTACGTCCTGTGGAGCTGAATTGAACGTAAATCCTACTGTCGGCTGCTGTAGGGGTTATAGATGCTTTAGCCCAATCAGCACCTGTTGTATAACTTTGTGAACTGGTAGACTTGTCGTGTGTAAATATTTCGTTAACTACCTGTAATACCTCACCACCCCCAATACCTGTCAAAGCTGACCCATCAAGTGCTTCGATGACTCCGTTTACGTCTTTTTGTACAAATAAAGATGTATCTACTGATGTGCCATCAGCAATATCTCTTGCCTTTGTCATTATATATCCTCTTAAAGTTGAGGACATCCTTGTCCGTAATTAGACTACCAGTTAGATGGTAATCCTATTTTACGCGGGGCAACGCCCCACTCCTTAATGTCTTTTTGCAGGTTAAACTCAATTTGGTTCTTATCTTCACCTAAAGAAGAGAATAACCACTGTAGGGCTTTCTCTTCTGTGATGTCATCAAAGTTTGTAAAGTTTTCTAAATCTAAACTCTTGACATCTAAAGGCGTGTTACCAAAACAGGAGCTGTACAAACCGTCTTTCTCGTAGGAGACATAAAAATATAAATCAACCGCTACTTTGTCTAACCCAGCCATTGAATCTACATATATTACGTCCCGTATTTGCCATTTAATCATATTATTTCCATTCTACATTTGTTGTTACGTTAGGGTCATTGGATAAGCCTACAGTTGTTCCAAAAGGACTTCCAAACTCATTCCACCTGTATTGGACTGCAAAGTTTCCGTATACAAACTTTTGCACTACGTTAGCTCGATTATAAGTAGCACTCCCACTATGACTAATCCCAGTAATAACTAGCTCAGTCCAAGTGTTATCATTATCGGGTTGAGAACCACCCCGCACATAAAAGTTTGTCTTACCATTATACTGATGAAGGTATTCACATAGTGGATTAGTTATATTTGGGTATACCTGTGGTATAGGGAATTTTACATTACTGTTTCCTCCCATAGTACCGAAGTGATAATATCCAGTCTGAAACCCGTAATGCGCTCCATAATAATTAAAAGTACCTGTAGTCATCGTGGTTGACTGTAAAGAATTAGGAACTACGTTAACAGTTACTAATGTAAACTTAGTAAGTCCGTAATTAGCTTCTACAGTACCAACTAAAAACTGCATTTGAGCCTGTGTAGCAAGATCAGCGTCCGCACTAAGGGTTATAACACCTGTCGTTTTATCAATATTAAGAAAATTAACAGTCGAATTGAAGTCAGGCAAAGCATCACTAGAGCTTCCAATTTGAGGCATCACCGAAAAGATTTCATTGGTTACCGCTGGTGTAGTTAATGACGCAGTTGACGCTAAAGTCCCAACAGTTGTCCCAGCAGCAGTGCCATCGGCAACATCAAACGTTGATGTAATTAAAGAAGGAACATCAATAGAATCAGCAACAGTGTTAGCAGTTACATTACTTTTTAAGGTGAAAGTCCTAGTTCCATAAACGTTTGTTGCTGTAATTTCAGCCTCAAATTGTAGTGGAGAGTTTTGCTGTATGGTATACACTCCTCCCACATAGGTTATAAAATCACTCGCCTCTGCGTCAGGAAAGTGTTGAGAAGCAAAACGAACGTCTACACGATCTGTTAATGTAGTAGGCGTTAAGAGCAGTCCCGTATTATGATCGTATAACTCAACATAGTCTCCTTCGGGATCATCTGTCCTACCCACACCTTGCGTTATAGTAAATGACGCTAAACTAAACGTACATGGGTTCTGTGTCCTTATTGAATCCCACGTTGGATAAGATGTTTGATTTAATGGGTTTGCGCCCATCAAGGAATGCTCAACCGTAGGTTGAATCTTTTCATTAATTGTGTAAACATTACCCGAACTGTCAATAAAATCTGGCGGGTCATCCGATACATCCCCTACATTCAATATTACAGAGAATACAGAAGGTGTCATGTTTGGACTATCTTGCCAATTCGCCTCATACTTATTATATACAGCAATATTAAACTTTACTATTTCGTTTGTTTCAAAATCCAAGAGATCGTTTAGCTTTACATCCCCGTTGGCTTCAATATAGACATTATGTAATGGATAATTGTTAGGGTTGGCGTACATCGCATCCCCCACCACTACAGGAGTGTAAGGAGCATCGTTGTTGCTAGTATCTACATAATCAAATATGTTGAGTAAAACTGTACCTACAGCAGTGTCTTCATTAAAGTTGACAGAAATTTCACTGACGTTATTAACAAAATCTACAGAGTGGTCAGTATGTAAATTATGAATATCTAGGTAAAACTCTTCATAATTAGTAAATAAACCACTAACACCTTTAATTCTAAATAAGTAAGTATGAGTGGTATGCGTAGCTCCTGATTTTAAATCTTCTTCAGGATGCTCAAAACTAAAAGCATTAGCTGGAAGGCTCACAGTATATTCATTATTGGACTCACTAAAAATAAAAGGAGATACTTCGTTATCTACAGACGAATACACAGTACCATCGTGAGCTACAACTTCTAAGGTTGTTACAACATCACTACCGTCTTGCGAATAATCAGCATCTGTCCATGTAAACTTAAGTAAATCAACTGGAACATTATTATGCTCTATAATTACAAACCTTTGTGTATTATTTACTTGACTATATTGGTTTGGTCTGTCGCTTGCGGCTACGTTTTGGTTTAACTCACTAAAATTAGTCTGAACGAAATAAGGATCAAACTCATCAGCATCAGTTATATTAACTATTACCGTTAAGCGGTTACTTTCTCTTCCGTAAATATCCTCAATCCAAACGTCAAAGTCTAGCTGTCTTTCGTTTACGTTTTCTGCATCTGCGCTTCTATTTAAGTAAACTTCTTGCGTAGCAGCGTCAACAGCAAAGTAAGGTGTGTTTGAGTTGTTAGGCTCATCAATGTACGTAGTAAAGCCTGTCAAATGTGTAGATACACTATAAACTGTAGGCGTTACTGCATCCTCTGCAACACTTACCGTAAGACCTACTGGTTGTATTGTAGGAAGCTTGGGAAGGAAGCGCATATCACCTGACTCACTCTCAACTTTTCCACCGTTAAGCGAAGCTGTTAATTTTGAAGTTTGTACTAACGTTGGATGTGCCAGTTCATTTGTAAATGTATATCTTTTAGTATAATCACCATCAGCTACAGTAACTGTACCATTAAAGTTTTCCCTTACGTTTTCTAGTAAAGGATCATCATTACCAAATATAATTTCCCCTTCCATATTAAGGCTTTTAGCATGGTGTGTATCTGTAAGAGGAAATGTACCATTAGCAGCACCAACTCTTGTACTAAGCTCAAGTACGCCTAAAGGTCTGTCATCTATGTTAATAAAGGCTGGAACACTTATACCATAACCCAGCGTTAAGAATTTAACATCTGCGTTTCTTAACGCTTCTCCAGTTTGTAAGTTGTACTCACCTTTAATAGACAAGTTTATAGGGTTTTCAACAATAGCCGCCTCGTCTTTTGCAACCCTTGCTACGTTCTTGTTACCCGTAATAGCTCGGTTTGCAAAATTAAATGTATCACCATACCCAAGATCCCAGTGAGTATTAAAGTTCTGCCAATCTATGTAATCGCCAAAGTTTTTATCTTCCCCTTCAATATTAAGAGTGTAAGGATTATTAATACTTAGTAAGTTTTGATTTAGGCTATAACCTACTTCAGCTACTTCAGTAATAGAAGGCTTACCTTCAATAGTGTTAGGGTTAGTCATGTGGTTAACTAACTCTCTAGGAGTCATATTGCCTTCTTTCTCAAGATGTGTAGCAAGTATACCCGCTGTTAATGGAGCAGACATAGATGTACCGCCATAAACAGCATACGATGCACCTTGGAAATGAACGTTATGGCCAACACCAAAATAAGAAAGGTTGTACAACTCACCTGTTACTGGGTCAGTTGCGTTACTTGCTGTTTCTAAAGGTTTAGTCAAATCTAATCTAGAGTTTCGAGCCAAATCTTCGTCATCAACAATATTTGCTACTGTACCGCCACATTGGAACAAACCCTCAAAGTCTGTGTCTACATCACCAAACTCACTTAAAGGTAAGTTGATTTCAAATAAAACTCTGTCTGGTAGAGCAGTATCGTTTAAATCTAAGTTAACGCCTACTGTTGGAAAGTCTCTTACTCCACCTGTTACATCGTCATCAAAATCAAGATAAGTAGCTTGAAGATAAATACATTGAGATTTAACATCTGCCCTATAGAATGAACAAGTTTTATCTATATCAACAGGCGAGTTGTCGTTTTCTTCATAAATCTTCCTAGTTGTGGACGAATTTAAACGAACATCGTAATCAAACATACCAGAAGTGCCATCATATCTTTGGAACTTATCACCAAAATCTATATCGTGTGATATGATAGAGTAACTAGTATTAACACCATAAGCGTTGTCTAGCGCATTGCCTCCAAAATTATATTGAGTGCTATAGGTAGCAGCGGGGTTGACTATATAATTATCAGCGTGTCCTAATCTTTCAGGCTGCTGAAAAGCCGTATTAAAGTTACTAAACCTTGCATCATTTCCATCAAAATGTATGAAAGTACGCACAGATATAAGCTCTTCAATACCTTTGCTCTTTAGCTCTGATATGTAATCTTCATCTAATTTTAAGTAGGCTCGTAAACGTCCCGATTGCGAAGAAGTGTCATACTCTATTTTAAAACCACGAGTCATATCACTCTCTAAGTCGTGGTTATAAACATACCTATCCCAATTAGCGTTAAACATATCGGAATCTCTATGATACCTTTTAAGATTATATAACCACGTAGGGTCGATGCTTACACCTCGTTCAAAGTTTTGTTGGAAGTTATTGGAGTGTATCATCTCCTCACCAGCAGCCCAAATGTTAACAGCATTGCCTAAATTTGAAAAATCACTTTTAACTTCGTTTTTATTCGCAAGAGAAGTAATGCTTGACTGATATGAACCATTGTCGAGAAACAATACACCATTACCAAAAGGGTCATCAAACTTAGACGGAGATAAACTACCTACGAGAAATATATCCGATCTAGTTGAGGCTGGGCTATCTTTTCTGAAATGCCCATAAATATTTTGCCTTCCTGTATTACCTATTTCATAAAAAGCGTCATTCCCGTGCATCTCTCCCTGCTCACTATTATTAAAGTAATTACTTCTAACAGAGCTTTCAGGGTCGTTAGGATCAACATCTAACTTAGCATTATCATTGCCCGCAGCTTTTGTAATATGTACGCCAGCATCAACTAAATCTTCACATACAGCATCAGTAGCCGCATCTTGAACACTCATATAATAACTATGTTCATGCTCACGTAGTGGTCTATAGCCATACACATCTTTCATGGCATCAGTGGAAATTAATACAGTGCCTCTATCGTCATCATGTATGTATGGAACTATTTGATTAGTACCATCAGGCAGTATTATAGGATCACCGTTCTCATCTAACACATCTTTGTAACGGTGCGGATATCTATACTTTAATTCTCCCTTGTGTAAAAATATATCAGGAGTTCCTTTGACAGTGTTAAAACCTAAACTCAAGTTTAAAATGGTAGGTCTACTGTTGCCTTTGTTCTCGTGCCATATTTTAACAAGAGTAAGACATTCTAAAAGAGTGAAGCCATGTGACGATTCTTCAAAAGGTATGCCTAGGTCATTTGCTTTTAGCCCATAAATGTGCGCTCCTTTAGCAAAACCTGATGTAAGACCAGCAGCTAAGGCAGCACAACAAGTACCATGACCATTAATATCCTCGTAAAACTTTTCATGTTGTACAAGGGCATCGCCATTATCATCTACTAAATTATGTCCGTTATCTTGCGCTACTTGTACCCAATCAATAGCTTGGAATCTAGAATTACCATTTACATCGTTCCACTCAGGGTTGTTTTTTTGTACACCTGTATCAATAACAACAATGTCTACACCTTCGCCATCATAATCATAGTCGTATGTCGTACCATAACTACCCGTAATGGCATTCATAGCATCATACACTGCTTGACCGCCATACGGATC